TCAATAAGAGTCTGTTAGGGGAGCTTTCAAATTCAGAGGAATGGACACATTTATTAAACCAATAATAGAAATCAATAAATAATGATCGTTGGTGATTGTTGCAAATGATTTTCCAGGTAAAAAATGTATATTTTGAAGTTCTTGATTAGTAAGACAAGGGAGAATTATTTTATCAAAATAAATGATGCCAGTTTTTTTAAAAAGAAAATCTGGGTCAGCCTGATTCTTATATCTAAAAAGGATTGGAAAAATGTCGTCACCTAAGATATAACCTTTATAGTTTTTTGAATGAAGATATCCAGTTGCCATTTTAAGAATCTCTAATGTAAATAGAACTTTATCAATTTGGGGAATAATTTCGAACTGGGGGATTGAAGCTGTCTTTTCTATTTGAAAATCAATATGCTGATTATTTTTTCTTGCTCGCTTTTTTTTCTTTTCGATAAATTCTTTTGCATCTGTCATATCAAGAAATCTGGCAGTGAAAAGTTCATTATTATGCTGATGGAAAGTATTTTGAGCCTTAATTGGGGTGTTTTGTATTACCTGATTTTTCATTGGAATAATGAATGTGTCAGAAGTGTTAGAAACTACCATTTTAACCAATTCTAGTTTTCCAGAAACTGTTTTATAAAGTTCCTTGAATGTATTATAGAAAGCATAGTCAACTTTTTCACCGAGCCAATTATTACAATCACGGCATAAAATCCCAGATACAGGAGAGGGGTCACCAAGACTATCTAAGAAAATGTGTTCGCGACTATCATTTTTGGGTGTTAAATTTTTATGACAAACATAACATTGTTTTGCAGACAAAATATGTCACTCTCTTCATAATTTATTTATTCCTAATTATACAACAGAAAGTGAAGTGATACATTGGGTGATTTTGAAACTAACAAGAAATTCTTGAGGCGTTACCGGCCTTACTTTAGACAAATCAAGCGGCTGGAAACTAAGCTGTTTGTCATTGATGATCGTATTGAGTCGACACATTCACCTAGCATGACAGGACAACCGGGTGGTGGTAAGCGGCGAGAGCTGGCTGATGATTTAATTCAGCGAGAAGAGATTGAAGCGCGTATTAACAAGCTCATTAAGAAGAGTCGGCCTATCAAAGTTGAAATTACGGATTGTCTGGATGAACTAACTAATTCGCTAGAAGCTTCTATATTAGAACAATATTTTATCGAAGATATTCAATTAGACACGATTGCGATTCAGATGTCCTATTCATTTAGGCAAGTCAAACGATTGTATGGCGATGGAGTTAGACACGTTAATATATTGTGATTATGAGAGTCGTTGCAAAACTGCGACGGCTTTTTGTTATAATTATATTAAATTATTTTTTCAAGGAGATAATTATGACAAAATCAGATGTAATCCAAAGACTGTTAGAGGAGTTGAATAATCAAAATCAAATATATATTGCAATCATTGGTGTAGTTCTTGTTTTCTTTGGTGTTATGCAATGGCGCTTTTCTGATAAGCAAATTAAAAAGATGAAAGATGATTTTAAAAAGGATTTTAAAATCGAAGAAATTAACGACTTAATAGATGAAATAAAAAATACATTGGATAAGTCACGTAAAAATGAACAAGCGCTAAAAAAGGAAATAGTTGAAGTAACTGATATGAACCTTGATAATGCATCATTTTTTCTGACATATGTAGCTGATGATAGTGCTAACGTGTTAAGTAATGGAATAATAAATTTTGAACAAGCATTTAATAAATCAATTTCAACACATAATTTAAGCATAACAACAGTGCAGCATGTTGTTGCTAATTTTACTATATGCATATCAAGAATGAATAAACTTGGTGTCAAACTCGATTATAAAACGAACGATAAAATGGAAGAACTTGTAAGCATAATTACTGAGCAAGCAGCAATTAGTTCTAAAGAGAATACGGATTCAAATCTAATATTAGCTAAACAATCGTTGGCACAAGGAATTAAATCATTAGAAGTTGAATTCAAAAAGTATGAAGATGCTATAAGCAACGGCCACCCAAAATAGATCTATCTAGGAAATACGTTACCCAGCAAACCATGTCCCATGAATGTCACCAAAATGTCCCCTAGATGTCACTAACATGCCGGCAAATTCATGGTATATTTGTATAGTCGAATAGTTCCAAAGAGAAAGTCGTTGCGATTGTGTGGCGGCTTTTCTGTTATGATGTTAAGTAATTAATATTTTGGAGGAACTTCTATGACTGCATTAAATGCAATGATTACTAAGGATACTATTGTTATTTCCATGGATATGCTAGTTTCGAAATTGAATAGTGTGGGAGAGCTAGTACCGGCTTACTTTACACAAAAGTTTGAATATATGCCTTTTGCAAAGTCAGTTATCTGTGGGACTGGTAATTATAATATTATACAAAAGGCTATTGAGTCTTCGCGTAGTATTCTGGCGAAGGACGTTGATACATTTACAACTTTCACTTCGAAATTTTTAATCACTCTAAACAAATCTAAGTATAAAATTACTGATACGAATACTACAACGGTATATATATTTGGATTTGATGAAGATGGTAATACTAGAGGGTATGCATTGAGAAGCATGAATGACTTTTTACCTGATCTTATTGCTGGTTCAGATAATCCTGGCGTGATTCTTAAACCGGATTTGAGTTCTGTCCCTGGTTTTTCAGAAGATATGGGATTGGTTCTTAATGAGACTGATGACATAAAAAGATTTATACAAATGATGAGAGTAGAAAAAAAGTATGATGATCAACTGACAACTGGTAAAGTTGGAATCGGTGGTGAAAATATACTTCTTATTATTGGCGATAATGCAAATACTGCTGCCATACAAAAAATCGATGTATTTGATGATTATGATGAACAGTATGAATATGCGTTAGAAAATTTACATTAATGTGCGAGCGTCATGCCAAACGGTGTGGCGCTTTTATGTGCCGTGGCGGAATAGGTAGACGCATAGTCAGACGCGAGTAACGGGTATCGGGTGACACTGATATGACCACACGTCATGTAAGGTGCAAATCCTTATCGGCATATTAATTAAATTCATTGGAGGTAATTCATATGGAACAATCGGAGTTTACTGCAACGCAAGCAATCAATGAGACATGCTACGGATTAATCAAGCAGGGCTATTCACTGCACGACATCTATGATGGTCTGGGTAACGTCATGGACGGGATCGAGCCTAAGCATGCATCTGTGCCAATCTTCTCTAATGGGAAAACATTCTGGAAAGATTTGCATCATGGCTTGGACGACTGACCAGTGCCGGCAGTTCTATAGCTCCGTTGAGTGGGAACATCTGCGAGCAGCTATTCTAAAGCGTGACCATTATGAATGCCAGTGGTGTAAGCGTGATGGTAAGGTCACACGATATGGCGACGTTGATAGCCATGGTCGTCCGGTTGTACTGGAAGTTGACCACATCAAAGAGTTGGCTGACTATCCGGAATTGCGAATCGAGCCGACTAACCTACGGACACTGTGCAAGGACTGTCACAACAAGCGACATCATCGCATGAACTATCGAAGCAAGCATGAGCATAAAGAGAACCGTTGGAGTAAAGATGAGAGGTGGGATTAATGGTGGAACATAATATAACTTGGTCAATAAGCAACGGGCAAAAGATACCTGAGATCTATGTTGACGGTGAGCAGGCTCAGGTAGTGTCGTGTAGTTATCAGTTTGTAACGGCTACAGATATTGATGAGTCAGGAGTTAGCATGATGACTGCAACCATCTTCTTATTATCGGAGTGCGACTGTAAGCCCATTCAGCATGTGATCTTTATCAATCAACAGACTGGTAAGGTGTTCTATCAATAGACAAGGAGTGATGATTAATGCGATCAAGAACCGATAACACTAAGCAAGTCGTGGTCTACGTAGTCATGCGTGACCAACAAGCGAATGTATTATTTGCGCATCGCGTTTATTTTAGTGAACGACGAGCGAAGAACTATTGTAAACGGATGAATACGGCGGAAGAATTTACTGGATATTACTACGTTGAGAAATGTATCTTTTTTGACTGGAAAGTATTTATTGCCAAGGCCCCCGGGGTCAAAAAAATTGGCGAAAAATAGAAAACTGGGAACCGGTGGGTAGGACTCGACTACGGAAAAATATTGCTTTTTTTATTCAATTTGAAAGGGGGTGGGGGTTTGGACCACCGTAAGATAAGAAGGGAATTGATGCAGCGAATCGATAAAAAATCAGCTGTTGAGAAAGAAAAGGTTGACCGATATATCAGCCTTTTAGACGTTTTTTATCAGCTTGACGAAAGCATACAAAAGCATGGCGTCATGTTAAAAATTCAGAATGGCAGTCAAACTTATTGGAAGCCAAATCCTGGAATTGCAGAAAAAAATAGAATTAATTCTGCATTAATTACGCTTGAAAAGGACTTTAAAATGCCAAAAATCACACAAAAAGTCGTAAAAACGCCCCCTTCTCAATACGATTCAAGTGATTTGGTATGATTCACCAAAAGTATGTTGATGAGTATATCGATTTGTACGAGTCCGGAAAGATATTACTCAATAAAGAACGGGTTATGCTGATAAATTATCTAAAGAAGTATGTTTTATCTAATGATAACTTGTACTTCGATGATAAAAAAATCGATAATCTAATTAAATTTACCGAAAAATGGTTCTTCCCAACCGCTGCGTTTCAGAGATTTCTGGACGCTTTTCTTTTTCTCTATGATTCAACGACTGGCACAGTTTATTATGATGAGTTCCTGATAATTATGGGACGGGGTGCTGGTAAAAACGGTTGGATTTCATCGACTGGGGCGTTCTTGATAAGTGACTTGAATGGCATTCCAGGTTACAACGGCTCCATTGTGGCTAATTCGGAAGAACAGGCGAAGACATCTATTGAAGAGATTTATAACGTGGTTGGCAATAATCCAATTTTGCAAAATGCTTTTAGTGCTGCCAAGTCGTATATCACTTCGAAAGCAACTAATTCCACCCTGGTTTATCAGACTTCTAATGGCAAAACAAAAGATGGTTTGCGAGACGGGTTCGATGTGTTCGATGAAATTCATCAGTACCCAGATGATTCGGGTGTGTCGGTTTATGAATCTGGTCTTGGTAAGCGTCCTGAGTCGCGCCAGTTTGAAATCGGTTCTGATGGCTACGTTCGTGGTGGCTATTTGGACGAAAAAAAGAAGGTGGCGTTGAGTGTCATGAGCGGTAAACTGCCACCTGACACTATGTTTCCATTTTGGTGTAAATTGGATTCTGCTGATCAGGTAGATGATGAGAAATATTGGGAACTGGCGAATCCAATGCTATCCAAGCCACTCACGGAATATGGACAGACGCTTCACAATAAGATGCGAAAAATGTATGTCAAAATGCAATTTGAAACTTCTAAGCGTGAAGAGTTTATGACTAAACGGATGGACTTTCCAATTGAAGACTTGGAACGTTCAATTGCGCCGTATGAACAAATCAAAGCGACCAATAAGCCGATTCCTGATGATTTAGAGGGTATGGAAGCGATTGGTTCCGTTGACTTCGCATCTATTCGCGACTTTACTGCAGATGGTTTGACTATCAAGCGAGGTGGTAAGCAATATTTTATCAACCATCAATTTGCACGCCGTCAATTCGTTGATAAGTTCTATGCATATTCAGCTAAACCACAAGATCGCCCCCAGTCTGCTCCTCCCATTGCTGAATGGGAAGAACGCGGGCTACTTACTGTGGTGGACACGCCAACAATTGACCCACAAGCTGTGGTTGATTGGTTCTTAGAACAACGCAAACATTTTATCATTAAGAAGGTCGTCATGGATAACTTCCGTGCGGATTTGCTTCGCAAGTTTTTCGAAGACGCCGGATTTGAGGTGGTCGTGATTCGGAATCCAACTGCGATTGATGGATTACTAGCCCCGAGGATTGAGACAGGTTTTGCCAATCATCAATATATCTGGGGGGACAACCCGTTATTGCGGTGGAACACTCAAAATGTGTTGGTTTCGACCGATAGTCACGGTAACAAACGATATGGCAAGAAAGAAGAAATTCGGCGAAAAACTGATGGTTTCAAAGCGTTTGAATATGGTCAATATTTAGTTGACCAGTTGCCAGATTATTCAGTGAATGAGTCACTGGATATGCTGGCAGACATTGATTTCTAACAGAAAGGAGGTGAATATATGAGTGTAATTAATAGCTTCTTTGACCTGTTTACGCGGCGAAAAGATTCCAGCTTTATTTATGATCTTGATTTGTTTCAAGACATTAAAAACCGAGCCTACTTAAAACGCATGGCGATTGACACCGTGATTAATTACGTGGGCCGGGCGGTTAGCCAGTCGGAGTTTCGTGTGATGAACAAGGGGTTACCTGTTAAGGATGCGATGTATTACAAGCTCAATGTCCGACCAAATACTGACGAATCGGCCAGTGATTTTTGGCAGCATTTTGTTTACCAATTGATTTATTACAACGAGGTGCTAGTGATTCAGGACGACGATGGTGATTTATTAATTGCTGATGATTTTAGTCGTCACGAGTATGCAGTATATGAAGATGCTTTCGACAATGTCACGGTCAAAGAGTACACGTTTAAGCGTTCCTTCCCGATGTCTGATGTTATTTACTTGAGATACTCAAACGATCAGTTAGAGCACTATTTGACCGGTTTATGGGGAGACTACGGTGAGTTATTTGGCCGAATGTATGAGCTGGAACTTCGTAATAATCAAATTAGAGCGACCGTTAAGGCTGACTTAACGGCTGGTGTTAATGACGGTAAAGCCAACAAGCTGCAGAAGTTTATTGACAAGATTTTCCAATCGTTCAGCAAGAACTCTGTTGCACTAGTACCAATCACAAATGGCTTTGAATATAACGAAGTATCGAACGGGGTAGGCAAAAATCAGACGTTTGATGAAAGTAACGGCGTGTTACTGGCGTTCATTGATCACGTTGCCCGGCTGGTAGGAGTGCCACCAGCGTTAATTCATGGTGAGACTGCTGAAAGTGGTGAAAATCAGAAACTGTTCAATAAGCAGTGCTTGAGTTCGTTATTAAATAAGATTCAGTCAGAGCTTAACGCTAAGTCATTCAGCCAGCGAGATTACTTAAAGAATGGCAAACAAGTTGAAGTAATTGGTATTAATCGACCAACACTAATTGAACTAGCAGAACAAATCGACAAGCTTGGTTCGTCAGGTATGGTTACTCAAAACGAGGTTCGGTCAGCAGTTGGGTTGCCACCACGTGAAGATGGTGACCAGATAGTGATGACCAAGAATTATACAATGAAAGGTGGTGAGAATAATGAAGAAGATTAACGTTAAGGGTCCGATTATTAGTAACGATGACAAGTGGATTTATGACATGTTGGAAATGGACAGTACTGCTCCTAAGGATGTCATTGATGCATTACCAGATGATGGCTCAACTGTTGAAGTTGATATTAATTCTGGTGGTGGTTTAATGGACGCTGGAACTGAAATTTATACTGCGTTGATGGCTTATCAAGGAAAAGTTATGGTTAACATTGTTGGGATGGCCGCGAGTTCAGCGTCATTGATCGCCATGGCTGGTAATCCCACCCGGATTAGCCCAGTCGGCCAAATTATGATTCACAATGTAGCTGGTGGATTGCGTGGTGATTACCGTGATCAGGCTAAGCTGTCTGAAATTTTAAAGCAGTCCAGCGAAGCGATTGCGAATGCTTATCATCTTAAAACTGGCTTATCGATGGAAGATCTACAGGCCAAGATGGATTCTGAAACGTATTTGAATGCAGACCAAGCTAAAGAATTAGGCTTTGTCGATGAAATTATGTTTGATGATCAAGTTGAACTAGTCGCTGATGGTGGTTCAGGTATGTTACCGAAGTCTGCAGTTGATAAGATTACTGAGTTAATGAAGCAAAATAATTCAGGTATGACGATTGCACGCAGTGTTAAGCCTTTTAAATTATCTGATTCAGATATTGACCGAATGTCAACTGCAGTGGCTAACAAACTATATGCTCAACCTACAAAGCAAACGGAAAAAACATTTAATCCGTTTGCTTTTTAATTTAGAAAGAAGGAAAAGTAATGATTAAATTTGATACAAAAGCTTTTAAAAACTTTACTGACGCACGTGAAAAGTACGCACAATTAGTGAAGGACGCTGCAAAAGCCGAAGAGCAACAACAGGGTTTTACTGATATGATGGACGCTTTGGGTGAAGATACACTTTCAGAAATTAAGAACCAAGTTCACGCTCAAACCGAAGACTACTTAGACGCTCACCGACACGACCCCAAGATGTCTAACGAAGAAGTGAAGTTCTTCAATGAAATTAAGACCGACACTGGATTTAAAGAACCTAAGTTATTGCCTGAAACGGTTGTCACTGAAGTGTTCGATGACATGGTCCAAGCCCACCCGTTACTTCAAGCAATCGGTTTGCAAAACCAAGGTATTAGCTTGAAGATTATCCAATCAGATGCTTCCGGAGTAATTGGTTGGGGGAATGTTTTCGGCGAAATCACTAGCCAATTAGATGCTAAGTTCAAGGAGACTAAAGCTGACCAATCCAAGGCAACCGCGTTCTTGGTATTGCCAAAGGACTTAAGTGACTTCGGCCCATCATGGATTAAGCAATACGTAATCACCCAAATTACTGAAGCCTTTGCAGTCGGTGCTGAAACTGCGTTCTTAACTGGTGATGGGAACAGCAAGCCAATCGGTTTAAATCGTTCTGTCAAGGAAGGCGTGGCCGTGACTGGTGGCGTATACCCTGAAAAAGAATCCGCTGGGACGTTGACGTTTGCAGATACCAAGACTGCTGCTAAAGAATTAGCTGGTATGATCAAGAATCTTTCAACTAAGGAAAATGGTAAGCCAGTTGTGGCTAAGGGCAAGACTGTCATGGTCATGGGCCCTGGGGAATCATTAGATGTAGAAGCGCAATTCATGGTTCAAAATTTGGCGGGCCAATTTGTCACTGCCTTGCCATTTGGTTTAACAATTATCGAATCCGAGTTTGCACCAGAGAACAAGGTGATTGCCTTTGTTCAAGGCCGTTACGATGCATTCCAGGCTGGCCCGTTGAAGATTCAACCATACGATCAAACGTTGGCACTTGAAGACATGGACTTATACACGGCTAAACAGTTCTTCTATGGTAAGGCTAAGGATGACAAGGCGGCTGCGGTTTACGACTTGAAGCTTGCTACCCCTGGTACTACGACCACTGAACCAACGACCGGCGGTGACACGGGAAAATAGCGACCCCGGACACCGGGGTAACTAAGCCGACTGCGAACAGTACCGTAGCTGAAATCACTGCTTGGTTAGATGCTAACGGAATCGACCACACTGGAGCTACGTTGAAGGCCGATTTGTTAGCGTTAGTGGGGTGATTAGATGACAGATGAAAAATTAAATCCGTTATTAGACCAATTCAAGCAACGAATGAAGATTTATCATAGCGCAGAAGATAAGAATTTATCACGGATTCTTACGGCTAGTCAGAAGCGTGTCACCGATATTACTGGTATTGCCAGTAACGCCGGTGATGATGTGTATGACGAGCTAGTTTTAGAACGAGCACGATACGCTTACAATGACCAAGTCGAGTTTTTCGACACTAATTTTTTGGACGACTTATTGTCTGCGTCCTTGATCAGCTATGAACCGGGGGATGATGAAGATGAACCGACCGGAGTTTGAATACAAAGCACCACCAGTAAGAACGAATCAGCTTAATACGCCGGTTCGTTTTTTTCGTACCGTCAAGAATGCGGGACCCGAACCAGGGCGTGGTCAAACCGAGCAAATCTTTGAGTGCCTAGGACTAGTCTATGACCCATCAACCAAGGATCGCACGGTGCTAACGACTCACGAATCCAAGTACGGCGCAACGGTAAAAATCCGTGATACTTTTGGCGAATTTGACCCGACAACTAAGGACACCGTGGTTATTGACGACCACCGGTATCTGGATACCACTGGTCAACCGATTGTTTGGGACGTTATCCAGGTAGCGCCAGACTTAGAAAATAATCAGCTTGTGAAAGTTGTGCTGGGGGTGACTAAATGACGGAAGTGACAGTTAATTTTAAAGGCGTTGATGAGGTAGTTAATAAATTGGCCGCAAAGTTTAGCCCAGCAAAGTTAAATCGTATTGAAAACGATGCATTAAGAGTAGCCGGCAGGCGAGTAGCGGTTGAACTCAAGAATGCGGTCGCCAGCTATCGTGATACAGGGCAAACAGTTCTTCAAGTATCAGTTGGTAAACCTCATAGTCGGGGTGGTGTACGGACGATTAAGATTGGTTGGCACGCGGGATCTCGCTGGCGATTAGTCCATCTGAATGAGCTCGGTTATACACGGTTCGGCAAAACCTATCATCCACGCGGCATGGGCAAGGTTCAAGGCGCGTTTGACAGTAGTCGTGGGCCTGCAAAGGCACTTGAAGAAGCTGAATTGAGGAAACTACTATGACTGAGCCCAAGGATATGCTTGCAACTATTTATACCGCGTTGTTGGCAAATGCAACAATTGCAAAACTGACATTGGCTGGTGATGGCAGTCATCGAATTAGTTATTTCGAAAGCCCAGAAACGGCTGACCACGACAATCTATTTGTTGTGATTACACCTGTCGGGCCACCGGTACCAGCGGCTGTTGGCAGTGATGATTATTTGAATGTGCAATTCACGTTTCAAGTCAATGTTGAATCTATCAGTCGACCGGCACGTAATGCTGTGGCACGTGAAATTCAAAACGAAATGCTTGCGTTGGGATTCAGTCGGCTATCTGGTGCCCAGAACGAATTAGATGAATTCATGACTGAAACTAACCGGTTTGTTGACGTTCGACGATACCGCGGTAACACGAAATTGTATGACACAAATTATTAAGGAGAGATGTAATTATGTTTGTAGGATATAAACGTTTAAAGATTCAACCGTTTGCCGAAGACGGCACGAAAAAAGGTGACCTGATTATTGTTGAAGGTCAGGCACACAAAGGGGCTACGACCACTGCTGAAATCAGTGGCTTAGCTAAAGACCCAGTGAAAGTACCGGGGTCTAATATCGATTACTACTTGTCACGTCAAGGCTTGGGTGACGCCAAGGTAGCACTTGGCATTTTAGATTTACCGGAAGCTAGTGCTGACCTATTGGCTGGTTTCCGCGTCGATGATGACAAGATCAGCTATGGTGGTGAAGACACATTGCCACCATATTGCTCAATTGAAATGGAATCCAAAGAAGACACTGGTGAAATTGCGTTAGTTGGTTTCTTCAAGGGAACTTTTACGCGGGATAAGATTAGCTTGAGTACGCTGGATTCATCTAAATCATTTACGCCAGAAGCTGATGCCTGGACTTTTACGCCAATTAGTTCGATTGCCACTGCTACTAACGGCGAAGTGATGCAAAAGTTTGTGGGCGATGCCACTAAGGATGCAACGACTGTTACGAAGTTTGAAAAGCAATTGTTTGATCCAAATGGTACGGCGAGTAGTAACGGTTAAGAGTATTACATTAACAGCGGATAAACCGTCTATTTCAGTAGGTGCAACAAGCACAATCACTTCAACAGTACTTCCTGATAACGCTACAGACAAAACAGTTTTATTATCTGTTGATGACCCTGCCGTTGCAACGTTAACGGGAAACACGTTGACAGGTATTAGTGCTGGTGTTGTAACAGTGATTGGCACTGATGCAACAAAGCAAGTTACAGGGACAGTTAAAGTAACGATTACTAAAACAGAATAAAAACACTTTAAGTCGCCGATAAATCAACAATACCAATTGGGGCGGCTTTTTGTGTATGGAGGAAAAAACTATGAGTACACCACTAAAAATGGAATTACTTATTAATGGTAAAAAGCAGACTTTCACGGAATCGTTCATTCCGGCAGGCCGTATTTTGGACGCCTTGGACTTAATCGAAACAGATAATTCAGATCGTAAATTACGTGATGTTTTTGAAGAACGAGTCGCATTTCTAGCCAAAGTATTTACTAACCCGTTAGTGACAACAGAAGCAATTTGGAATGGTTTCAATGCGATTGGCTTTGAAGACCATATTTTTGAACTTATTTGTAAGGTTGCAAATGTAAACCCAAAAAAGCTACAGATGGCGACGACACCGGAATAACAATCAAAGAAGCTCGCAAAAGTGTGTTATCAGCAGTCGGTGCAATTGTTGAGAACCGCACTGGCTATACACTGTCGAGCGTATTAAATGATGTTGATTTTCAATTGCTGTCGCAAATAATCGAAGCAACGACCGAACAGACTCAGCAGACTGAAAGCGGGACCCGAGTTAAACCGGGAACTGTGGGTGTAAATCCTGGTAATCAGCCTGTCATGAGTCTTTTTGACTTTGCTAGAAAATCTTAATGAAGGGAGGAATAATAAATGGCAGATGAAGTATTAGGCCGCATGGTCATCGAGTTAGGGCTGGATCACGCTGCGTTTGGCAAAGGTTTAACCGGTGCTAAACGTGAAGTTAAGTATGCAATGGCTGAGATGAAATCATCAATGGCTGTACTCGGTCAATCAGGCCGCCAGTTTGACGTCCTATCAGCTAAGTCTAAAGGCTTGTCACAAGTAATGATGAGTCAGCAGAGGGTTGTTGAAAAACTGGGTAAAGCGTACAAGGACTCGCTGGTTGATGGTAAACCAACCGCACAAACAGCTAAGTTAGCAACTCAATTGCAGAATGCCAATGCTAAATTAGCCTCATTACAAACTCAGTACAAGAATAATGCAGCGGCAATGGCTAAAGCGCGCGTTGAGCAAACTGGTTTTACCGGTGGCTTAAATAAAGTTAGCAAGGCCGCTGTAGCGACTGGTACGTCGATGAAGAACATCGGCTCAACGATGACCAGCAAAGTTAGCGCTCCAATTGCGGCTGGTTTAGCCATTGCAACTAAATCCGCTATCACTTTTGATTCGCAAATCAAGTCCATGGGGCCTCTGCTGACTAATGGGGGCGCGGTTACCGCTAAGTACCGGTCACAGTTGGATCAGTTGGGTGATGCATCTAAAAAGATGTCGATGAAGTACGGTGTCTCGACTACTGAAATCAACAACGGCATGGCGGAACTTATTCGGCGTGGTTACACGACTAACCAAGTTTTAGGCTCAATGCCGTCTATCTTAGATGCGACCATGGCTTCCGGTGAAGATATGGGTACGGTTATGAATGCCACAGCGTCAATCGTTGAACAGTTCGGGTTAAAGACTAACTCAACGGCTGGGACGATGAAGAACACTCAGCGGGTTACCGATTCGCTGACATACGCGGCCAATGCAACTGCGGCTGGCTTCGGTGATATGTCAGATGCGATGAGCTACGTCGGGCCGGTTGCCTCTAGTTTGGGCCTCAGCGTTGAACAAACTGCGGCGGCTGTTGGTGAGCTTAGTAACCAAGGAATCGAAGGCCAAAAAGCTGGGACTAACTTACGTGGTATGCTGACTAGTTTGATTAAGCCAACCAAGCAAAACACCGAAGGATTCAAGAGTATGGGCATTAGTTCGAAGCAACTGGCCCATGACTCACACGATTTACCGCAACTAATTGATGATATCACACATGGCACTAAGGGCTGGTCAAATGCTGAACGTAGTAAAGCCTTAGCCCAAGCATTCGGACGTGAAAACCAAGCGGCAGCTAACGCATTAGTTAAGGCCGGTTCTAAGAGTCTGCGTGATTTGACTAAAGACACTGAGAACGCTGGCGGCGCAACTAAGAAAGTTGCGGAACAAATGAGTAATACCTCAGCAAATAATGTCAAGAAGTTGATCGCATCACTGCAGGTATTAGGAATTGAAATCGGCGAGAAGTTAATTCCAAAACTAACACCGTTAGTTAAGAAAGCCACTGATATGGTTCAAGGTTTTTCAAAGATGGATGATGCCACTCAGAATACCATTATTAAGTTTGCCCTATTAGCTGCTGCTGGTGGCCCAGTATTGAGTATGCTGGGTAATATCGTCGGTGGATTTGGAATATTTGGTGGCGGTATTGTTAAAGTTATTAGCGCTACCGCACAATGGCACGCGAAGAATCAAGCAGCTAAAGAATCACTCGCGATGTTAAAAGGTGCGACTGATGCCACTAGTGGCGGTTTCAAAGCGTTCAAGGGTAGTGTTGATACTGTAAATGGCTCAGCATCAACGGCTAAGTCAACATTTGGCTTACTTAAAGGTGCCTTTACCACTGCTGAGGCTGGAGCTGGTGTATTGGGAACCTCATTAAGTGTGACGGGTGCGGCAGTGACCGGTGTTGGTTTGGCAGCTGTAGCCGGTGTGGCTTACTGGCAACTCTACGGTAAGGAAGCTGCAGCTAGTGCTGCACGAACACGGCAGTGGGGTTCAGATGTCGGTGAACAGGCTGATTCTGCACTGACTAAGTTCAAGGGATTTAGTACTAACGCTAGTGCGTCATTGACGGATTTTGAGACAGCAAGTCATACAAGCACTAAGAGCGTTGCCAAGGATTTTGGCGATATGTATACTGAGATGGAGAAGGATTCCAAAGACACTATCCAGCAGATGCAGAAGGATATGAAGGGCCTGCCCGACTCTGTTCAAGGTGACTTGAAAAAGGATATAGCTGATCGCAAGAAGCATAATGCTACGGTATTGGCCGACGCTAAGGAAAATTACAGTAACGCGGAAGCAATACTCAAAAACCACAATGGCAAGATGTCTGGTTTAAGTGATACAGAACGAACTGCATTGCTAAACAGCCAGCGTAAAATGAATAGCGATGAAATTAGCCTACTCAAAATAGGTGGAAGTGCCAAGAAGAACGTTCTAGCTGCATTGAATGGTGATATTGGTAACATGACTCGTAAGCAACGTGATACGACCATTAATCAATTGACGTCTTCAATGCAGAAAGAAAACAAGCTTTACAATGATCAGAGCCAGCAGATCAAGTCCATGTACGATAAAGGTGAAATTTCTGCATCACAATATGGCAAGGCAATGACTGACCTGCAAGCTACCCACAAGTCAACCACAGATGGTATGGCCGCGGCAATCTATAAGCTGGATAAGGCGAACGGGGCTTCTAAAGCTCAAATTACGCAGGATTTACTAAATGTTGGCTACACTTACAAGCAAGCTGCTGCAATTGTAAAGCGACAGAATGATGACATGAGTAAGAGTACATCCTTGGTGGTTGCTGAAACTGGCAACATGAGTAAGAAGTCTAAGGCAGCGGCCGATATCTGGAATAGCTTAGTATTTGATCCCAAGACTGGAAAAGTTAAGACCAATGCACAGGCAGAAGTCAATAAGGCCGCTAAGTCGAAAGACAAATGGAACCAGATGAAGCTACTGGTTAAACAAGGAAAGATGAGCTCCAATGCCGCGGCCATGGTTGGGGTTGCGGCTGTTCAGACCAAACGCTGGGATGGTTTAACGCTTAAAGAGAAACAGGCGATGATTAAGTCTAAAGGTGGCGATGATCTAGCCGGGCTAATCGAAAAGGGCAAACAATGGGGTAAGTTTACCCCAGCCGAAAAGAAGGCCATCATTACTTCCAAAGGTGGACCAGAACTCTTAGGCGTCATGACTAAGGCTCAAACTTGGAATAAGTTAACGATGGCTGAGAAGCGGGCAGTCTTAAAGGACAATGCGTCGCCAGCCATGAAGCAAGCTACGATTGGTATTAAGGATTGGAACAACTTAACGCCACAAATGAAGACGGTCATGGCTAAAGCTAAGGGCGCCGAAGATGTTGCGAAAGGCGTTAAAAACCTTAAGGATTGGAATAGCTTACCAGAACGTGAAAAACGGTTAATTGCAAACGACAAGGGCGCTACGGGAATTATTAAGAAGGTAACTGGTAATTATAAGGCTTATCAGAATTTACCAAAAAACGCTACTAAGAATTTACTTGCTAAGGACAATGCTAGCAAGAATGCTGGTAAAGCTAAAATTTCAGTTGATAAGTTTGGCCGAGTTAAGGTAACTGGTAAGGTACTTAAGGCTACTGATAAGGCGTCTGGTCCTGCCAAGAGCGGTAAAAAGGGACTAGATAAATTTAATTCAACCAAAATGCAGACTAAAACTGCAAAAGGTAAGGATTCGGCCTCAGGTTCAATGAACGGTGCACGTAAATCGGCAATGAAATATAACGGCGTTAATATGGCGCTCAAAACTGCTCGTGGACATGACGCTGCATCTAGTCCAATTAACGGTGCTCACCGGTCGCTTGATCGATATAACGGGGTAGGTATGCGCGGAAAAACCGCTCGCGGATATGATTCGGCAAGCGGCGCTATGGGACGCGCTAAAGGTTCGTTAGGTCGTTACAATGGAACCGGTATGCGAGACAAGACTGCTCGTGGCCACGATGGCGCTTCTGGTCCAATCAGTAGCGCAATCCGTACTCTAAGCCACTGGAATGCAATGGGGAACGTGACTCACTTCATTACAACTGTTTTTCGTAAAATTACTCGGCACGCAACAGGTACAACAGGTACCGATGGTAATCCAATCATTGTTAATGACGAAGAAAGTTCAGTGTACCGTGAAGCTGTCAAGTATCCCGGGCATCCAGCGTTTATTCCACACGGACGTAATGTCTATCTGAATGCACCAAAAGGAACGCAAGTTATTCCAGCGGGATTAACGGCCAAAATGTTTGGTGTCTCACAGTATGCTGCTGGTACTATTCCGGCTAATTCATCAATTATCCAAGCTTCGAAAGCCATCAATGACTCAATTGGTGGAGATAATACCACAATCAACTATAACTTGGGTGGTAGCGACAGTACACAAGCAATCGTAGCAGGCCTGGAAGCTATCTTGAATAAGCTTGATGACCAACAACCAACATTTGAAGTGCACAACGATATGATTGGTGAAAAGCTGCGGACTTTGATTAAACAAAAGGATTCACGGGAACACAATTTAAATCGATTCTTCCCACAAGGAGGTTAGCAAATGGATGCTTTAATTACAAACTTAAATGGAACTGAACATAAGTTGAGTGACTTCGGCTTCCAAGTGCTCAACTTCGAAGAATCGGCACCAACAATTACCAGAACTACTAAGAGTTTTGATGGGCGCGCCGGTTCATTGGATTATGGAGGCCGGCATGTCGTTAAGAGGATTACAATCAATGGTTTGTATTGGGTTAAGAGTCTGGAACAAGCCGATGATGTGCGAGATAAAGTTAACGCGGCTTTGTCACAAGCGGAACCCATTTATTTAACACGCATTTACGGTGGTCGAAACTTGTATGACGTGCGTGAGAGTGGCAAAGACTTTGTGATGCCAGCACAAACTGTTGATAAGAAACGGTTTAAAGTGTATCGAACAGATACCAACTTACCATCAATCATCGAGCGAACTGGTAAGGGCGTTTACTACACCTGGTCACTGGAATTTGAGACAGTCGAATTGCCATATGGTGAGAGTAAGCCACGGTCGCAAACGTTAGTTAGTGGCCAATCAATAACTTATAACGGTACAGTAGCTTGTTCACAGCTAGAACAGGCTTTTTATTTTGTCGTGACGGCTAAGGTGGCGTCTGCTGGTGGGTTTACGTTGACAGTCGATGGTCAATCATTGATAGTTACTAGCCCAGTAGTTGCTGGTGACGTTTATACGTTATCGGGCATGAATAATACTCGTGGCAGTCAGAACATTAATGATAAAACCAATGCGGGGTATTTTATCCTGCATCCCGATGCAGCTAACAAGGTAGTATGTTCAATCAGTGCGGATATCCAAATCAAAAATTTGTGTGATTTATATATTTAGGAAGGTGAGGTGAAAACTATTGATTAAATTTCATGATCCGTCTGGGGCGCCCCATTTCGGCCAAGCTACCATTACAAGAACTACTAGCGTTAATGGCGGACTGTCACTGACTGGTGAAGTGTTTGCCGGCGGCGACGTATTGAACGGTTTAGACTACGGCTGGTGGTTAAACTTCGATAATGAAAAGTACGTCATTACGTATAAGAAGCTGAGTGATGATACCAATACCGTTGTCTTTGATGCGATACAACAGTTCTTTTGGGACTTTGCCAAAGTAGCATTGCACGCACAATACACGGGTAGTCATGAGTATACATTCTATCTAGGACAACTCTTTGATAAATCCGGGTATACCTACAAGAATGACGTTACCGTACCAGCATTTGAAAAAGAAAATTGGGGTTATAAAAATAAGTTAGATTTATTTAACGACATTATTGATCAGGCTGGCGTTGAATTTGAAGTGCACAATGAGACGGTTCACATTGCTAAACAGATTGGTAGTGACCTGACCAGTTTTGCCCGTAAAGGGATTAACCTTAGTGATCTCACGGAAGAAATGAAAATATCCGATTTTGCGACGTATGCTAAGGGCTATGGTGCTTTCAAAGATGCTGAAGACCAAAGTAAGGGTCGATTAGAAGTTGAGTATCGCAGTGAGTTAGCCAAGCAGTTTGGCGACTTAGAAATGGACCCGATTGTCGATGAACGATACACAATTGCAGATAACTTGATTGCTGCTTTAAAAAAGCAGGTTGATGCGACCTATACCGTGTCAATGACTATGAACATCTATGACTTAGAGAACGCTGGTTATCCTAATTATGAAGCACCTAAAGTCGGGGACTGGATTTTAGCGATTGATGAAGCATTAAATTTCAAGCGTAAGATTCGCATTATTCAGCTTGAAGAACAGTTTGACGTGACCGGTAAGCGTATCGGGTATACGGCCACTTGCGGTGATTTGAGTATTGTTGATCAGTACACACATCTACAAAGTAGTTTGGATAGCAAGGTGCAACGTATTCAAGAAAGTGTTGATAATGCACTCAGCAGCGCTAACGGCAAAAGTACAAACTACTATGGTGAAAAAGAACCCACGAGCGCCAATGAAGGTGACTTATGGTTTGACCAAAGTGATAGTGATCCAGACAAGTGGTCTATCAAACAATGGGTCAATGGTCGATGGCAACAGATTACGCTGAACCCTGGCGAGGTAGACGCCAAAGTTGATGTAGCTAAAAAGGAAGCTGAAACTGCGGTTGAGAATGCTAAAAGTGCATCAGATAAAGCTGACCAGCTTGCGGCTAAGTACGATGATACAAATACATTAGCTAACCAGGCGCTGGATAAAGCTATTGATGCACAAAATTCAGCTGCTGGGTTAATTGACGATGTTAACAAGGCCTCTCAAAATGCCGACGATGCAAAGAGCATTGCTAATTCAGTTAATTCTAAGTACACAACATTAACCGATGGTTCTACTATGACGATTGCTGAATTGGAAAATGGACTAGCTGCTAAGTTGATTAAAGATGACCTAAGCGGATACGCTACTGAGACCTGGACACAGAATCAGATCAAGGTTACCGCTGATGGAATTAACTCAACATTATCTAGTGTTAAAACTACGGTTGATGGACATACTACTAGTATTAATGACCTGAAAGCTGATTCTAGTGGGTTCAAAGCTCAGTTTGTTACTGTAAACGATACCCTGGGAAAACAAACTAAAGATATTAGTACTCTCCAGGCCACTAACAAGTCTTTAGTAGCCAGCTTTGATTCTTTAAACGCTGATAATGCTGTTAACCAGCATAATATTAGTCAGCTACAAATAACAGCCAATTCTTTCAATAGTACTCTGGCGACAGTCCAACAAAAGGTTACGGATAGCTCTGTCGGAATTAATCTGCTACGTAACACACGTACCTTAGATGGTTGGAAAGTCTGGGGTGGATCCGGTGGGGGAAAAGGTTTCGAGATTGAAGATAAGATAGCTGATAGTGGTCAATATCGAATGGCCCACATATTTAATAATGTAGACGGACAGAACTCTGATGCACCATATTGGCCAGGTGAAAATCTGTTTCTAAATGCTGGACAAGTTTACACGATTAGTATATGGGCTCATAGTCTAGGCACCTCTGATCAGCCCGTTTCCTGGAAATTGTGGTTGAATTGGGATAAGGACCATACCTATCAAGGTGTTAACATAACTGATACAACTTCACCTGATTGGAAACACTACTCGGCAACGTTTACGGCAACTGTTGGAGGTCAAGTAAACAATGTCCGAATAGTTCCGTACTTCGGGGCTGGCGCTGTTGCTAATGTCGGTGGGTCTGTTTATTTGCTAAAACCTAAGCTAGAAAAAGGCAGTGTAGCTACTGACTTCTCAGTAAATCCAGCTGACAACGCAACCATAGATTCAGTTTCTAGTATTTCTCAAACTGTGGACGCAATTCAAACAACTGTTCGTGGAAAAGTGGATAATGATGTCTACCAGTCAAAGATGACCCAATTAGACAGTCAGATTACATCAGTTGTAGGACAAGTCAACAGCTTGGGTCAAAAGAACCTGATCGTTAACTCTCAATTTCAATATGACTGGAAAAGGACTTGGTCACTATCTAGTCATAACTGGGACAATTGGTACACTTCTAATATGACTTGGTCATGGCTTGACGGCTACCAAGGTGTTTGTGCAAATATACCTCAGGATCAATCGGAGAGTTGGCCGCATGTTCAGTCCTCTGATGTTGCAATTCCTGACCCTGGTGTGACTGCATACTCAGCAAGTGTTTACGTCAATATTGACTGGGTTGAGACGTATTGTGTTCTTGATATGTCATTTTACGATGCCACCGGTACTAGAACATTCCATGATACTACTGCTGCCAATAAAGGAATGAACTTCTTAAAATTGGAGAATATCGTTTCTCCAAAAAATGCTGTAAGGGTTCACATCGAGTTACATGTGCATGATCACGGTCATGTAGCATTCATCGAACCAATGTTTGTTCAGGATAGTACAGTAGGAAAGTACATTCCTGATAATGCGAGCTGGACAGAAGTTCAGCAGACGTATGATAGCATTAATCTTAAAGTCTCCAAAGATGGTGTTGTAAATGCAGTTAACATCTCGCCTGAAGGAATCCAGATATACGGTAATAAACTGCATATTACGGCGGCTACCTACATTGATAATGCAGTCATTAAGGACGCCATGATTGCCAACCTAAATGCTAATAAGTTAACAGCTGGATCAATTAATGCGGCTAATATCAATGTGTATAACATTAATGGCGCAAATATCGTCGCCAATTCGATAACTGCTAACCAGCTTCAAGCCGGGTCTCTATTAATTGCATTAAACTCCACTATGCAAACTATGAGGATTGGCACCGATGGTTTATACACTACTGATAATAAAGGCGACGGGGTTGGCCATATTCATACCAACTCAGTTGTTGGGCATCCAGATGTCTATGGCCTAAACTTTGACCTTGATGCTACTGGGGACTATATGGGTTGGGGAGCTAAGAACCGTGGAGATCCTAATGGAACCTATGCTATCAAACTAGGCTGGTATCGTTCAGATACGGCTAATACCATTGGAAATATTAAAGGATTCGTATTCTCAGACCAAGTAACCTTAAACGGCGGTATTCAAGTTTCCGGAGCATATCAGAATCTAGGCTTCGGTACAAGTACGTTTAATAACAATACCCATTACCCTTACTTTGGGTCAACTGGCATGAAGGCTGGATTAGCCTATGGCTCGACGGACACCTATCTGATTTCAGATGGTAAGTATGCTGATATGACTAAGGTTATATTTGCTTTACAAGGTATCGGTGATGCTTATATTCCCGTTAAGCTTAGTGACGGAAAGATAACTAGTTATGTTAAAGTCAATTTCCAACATTAGACAAAAACAAGAAGGAGCAATAATGATGAAAAACACTATTGAATTTAAAAATTCTGAACTTACAGGGCTGGCAAACGTTTTAGGAGGATTCAAGCTAAAAGGAAAAGCAAGTCTAGGTCGTACCGTGTTAATTCGTAAATTCGCCAAGAAGCAAGAAGAAGTCAACGACGATCGGATTGAGATCCAGAAGAAGTACTTTGAAACTGATAAAGAAGGCTCGTTACGAGTATTCAAAGGCAGTGAAGGCAAGCTAATCCCTAGGTCAGAATTGATAGATAAAGAAGACCCTAAGAAATTAGGAACAAAAGCTGCCAAAGAATTAGACGATGAGATCAAGGAACTTAATAACGAAAAAGCCATTATTGACTTTAGTGAATACTCACCTCGTTTTAAGGCACTTAAGGATGCTTTAGAAGACTACCCATATGAGCTTGAAAGTGATTCAGCAATTGCATACGAACGAGTTTATGACCAACTAGAACAGGCATTCAACAAAGGAGAAAAATAATATGAACTTAATTAATCGTAGTATCCAATACGCTTTATCAGCTGAAACTGGTAACACAGATAGTGTCGTTGTTGGGGTTTACGGAAAATCTGATAATCTCGAAATTAACGGTACCTTAACAATCGTCGCAGATGACTTAGATGAAGGAACTACTTTTGACGACCTTTCTAAGAAGCAACTATTTGCGTTAGCCACTAAGAAGCTGCCTACCTTGTTGCCAACTTTGGCGTACACTAACTATCAATTCTTTGTTCAAAATGATACGCCGGTTCGATTAACCGCGTACTCAGACTTAAGCAATAATGGCAGTTATATTTCATTAAGCTCAACTCTCGACCAGTCTGACTTCACAAATAAAGCTATCGAATCTGTCGGTTACGAAGATGTAAAATCTGCAGTCAAAACTATTCTTAGTCAAGAATTCCCGACATCATAATTATTTTATAGAGAGGATGTTGGAAGTTGATGGGAATTAAACGAAATTATTCAATATTGATGACGGGCGTTGAAATCATTATGATTGGCGCTTTTTTTGTTGCCAATACATTCCGGTTTGACCGGCCTGATTTATTAAATAACCTTGCTAGCCACATTGACGACCCGCCATTTGCAACCATCAATATTATCATCGGAACGGTCATTGTCATGGTAGCCATCTTTGATATTCGCCCGTTGATAAAGTGGTGCTACGCGGTGGCGGCTTTTATTTGGACGATTTATGGTTTGGCTTTTATGTTGCAGAACATTGAAGTCATGGGGCAACCATTTGGCCGGTTAGACTGCTGGTTGATGTTTGCCATTGCTGGCCGTGTCATTCTTGAATCATGGGCGGGTGATGACTAGTGAACTGGACGGTGATTATTCAATCGGTACTAACGTTTGCTAGTGGCTTTGCAGCTGCTTACTGGTCATTTAAAGGTAGTGTTAAGAAAGCTAGCTTTAGTAATGAAGGAATTTATGCAGATAAGACCAGTGACTTGTTTGAGCGAATCGACAAGCTTACCAACGAGCGTGACGATCTGAAAGAACAAGTTATGAAGCTTCAAGGTGAGGTCAAAGATTTGACCAAAGCAGTCAAAGAGATGAAGCAAGAAATGAAGGAGCGTGATATATAATGATGGAACTGATTCAATTCATTAACGGTACCACCATTGCGGCAATTGCCGTAGTGACGTATCTTGTTGTGTGGGCAATCAAGCAAAGTAAGCTTAGCAACCAGTATTTACCTATCGTTGCTATTTTAATTGGTGCAGTGATTGGTATTTTTATTGGCATTGCCAGTGGTGATATCAAATGGGTAGCTGGTTTGGTTGATGGTGTGATTGCAGGTGCCGTCAGCGTCGGTGGTAATGAGCTAGCTAAATCGATTGGGACAATGTTTAATGGAGGTGCAAAATAATGAGTTTAAATGGTATTGATGTTGCCAGTTATCAGGCTGGTATGAATGTAGGCGAAGTTGCAGGCGACTTTGTGTTGGTGAAAGCAACAGAGGGTATTGATTATACTAACCCAGAATTTAATGGACACGCAAAGCAGACTTTGTCAGCAGGCAAGAAGCTAGGCGTGTACCACTTTATTCGAAACGACTCGGATATTAAGCAGCAGGCTGATTATTTCTTAACGGTTGTTAAGCCATTTATTGGTAAAGCAATGCTGGTTCTTGATTTTGAAAACACGACAGGTTCAACCATTCAGAACCAAGCAGGTGTCGGCTTAGCAAAGCAATGGCTAGACTATGTATATCAGCAAACGGGTGTTCGACCTGTCCTCTATACAGGAATCAATTGTGAGAACTCATTAGACTGGTCATCTGTGGTTAATGCCAATTATGGGCTGTGGATTGCTCAGTATAACAACTATAACGTCGTGAATGGCTATCAACCACGAGATTTATATGGTAGTTTGAAGCATTGGAAGACCGCAGTAATGTTCCAATATACAAGCACTGGGCGGTTACCGGGTTGGAATGGCAACCTTGATTTTGATGTGTTTTACGGTGACAAATCCGCCTGGGATAAGTACGCTAAAGCTACTAAAGCTACTAAAGCAGTGAAACCTAAGCCAGCTGCACCAAAATGGGTCAAGGAAAAGAAGACGTACACGCTTAAAACAGCTGTTAAACTTCGGACTGCACCATCAACATCGGCTAGTGTGATTGCAGTGTTACCAGCTGGTTCAACGGTGAGAACCGATCAAGCCATTATTCAAAATGGTTATCGGTGGGTACGGCAACCACGATCAGGCGGCTATGGTTATCTAGCAACTGGTCCGGAAAGCAATACGCTGGAATACGTGAAGTAAAACGAATCCCCACACTGGCTGCAATAGCTGGTGTGGGGATTTTATTGTGCAAAAAATAAGATTGATATAGTTAATATATGCTGATATATCAAGGGGTAGAACGTGCAAAAAACGTGCAAAAACTTTTTATATTCTAGTGTTTTTTAATGAAATATCAAAAATAGGAATCTCGCTAAACGTTGATTTAACGGGATTCCTATTTTTTTGAAGTGTTCTCTTTTAACTAATTATGCCCCAGGCAGGATTCGAACCTGTACATTGTTTCCAATACAGCGACCTGAACGCTGCGCGTCTGCCAGTTCCGCCACTGGGGCAGTTGCTTTAACAACAATATCCATTATAGCGAAAAGTAACAAAAAAATAAACCTTTTTCTATATTTATGCAGTTGATATTAATTGTAATTGCAAATTGGTTGCTTAGTTACTGGGGCTGGCCTTAATTAGCATGGAATAACTGTACGCCGAAATACTGAAATTACTACCGGCAAAAAATGCATCCAAAAAGTCACCCATCCCAGCAGGTTCAACGACACTGCTTGAATGGGTGACAACTTGTCGGTTTATTAATTTGCTTGTTTGGTCGTGATACTACCATCTAAATAAACAAAGTAACTATTCAGATAATGCCCCCGGCCGCCATTAGCCGTTTTCTGATAAGCATCGACCTGATAATAGTGGTGGCCGTGTGCATCTTGATTGGCAGTTGGTATGACACCAAAGGTTTGTTGCTTGGGATCGTTGAGCACTTGCCCGACGGCGGCCACTGCACTAGTTGCGCTAGTGATATGGTCGTCAGCAGCTTGATAATGGTCACCAGATTGCTTCTTAGCACTAGCATCAGCCGCTGCATTGGCACGACTAGTTTGCTCCGCGCGGTTAGCGGCTGCAACTGAGTTCGCTTGCTTAGTGGAAATACTTGGCTCAGCTTGGGAAGTGCAGCCTGCTAAAAGGAATAGGGCGCAGAAACTGATTAAAATTGCCCGGGTCAC